CAGCAACATCGACTTGGCCAACGAGGCCAACCGCCGTGGGCTGGCGCTGGTGGACGTGTTATGGTTCGAGAAAGCGCCACTTGTGGCGAGGGTAAGAAAAGGCTAGGCTACTGGCTCAGAGGAGGAATAAATGAGTGATTTTCTTGATAAGTTGATAGGTGGCGGCGGAGACCCCAAGCGGCCCCGCTATACCCACTGCGAAGTCGTCGATGCCGACGACACCCCCGACCTCAGCAAAGCCATCAGCACCATCATGTTCCACGTCATGAACCGGGGCGGCAAGGGCGGCGGCGGGGTCCGCGAGGTCGGCGAAAGCTGCACCATCATGCTGCCGCAGGTCGAGGTCACGTCGGTGGACAAGCGCACCGGCAAACAGGTCCAACTGGTCGTCGGCGATTATACCTTCCGCATCGAGCGGACCGCATGATGGCCGACGACACGCACGACGACCTAGAGCAGCGCGAGAAGGCTTTGCGCGAACGGCTCGACGCGCTCAACATCAAACCGGCTCCATCGCCAGCCGAAACGCTGTGGGTGCTGGTCACGATTATCTTGGTCGCCGTCGCCTTTGCGGCGGTCGCCTATCTCTTCATTTCAACAGGAGGACAATCATGAAGACAATCATCGTCAAGCGCCACGGAGAGCGCCTCAAGATCGAAGCGCCAGAGGGCAAGGTGATGGCCATCAACGATGCCAGTCTCGCGCAGGGCATCCTCAGTATCGGCGAATATGGCCCATCCGGCGTCAAGATCGCCGCGTTCGCCGATTGGAACGAGGTGATTTTCGACTGCGAAGAGCATGGCTACACCCTCACCGAGATGGACCCATTCTGATGACCGGCACCGAATTGGCAGACTTGCGTAAGCGAGCCGGGTTCAAGGCGTATGAATTCGCGGGGATGCTCGGCGTCGGCGTGGCCACGCTGTCGCGCTACGAGCGCGACCATAAGCGCATCCCGAAAACCGTTGAATACGCAGCCCGCTGGCTGGTGGCGGAAGACAGCCCCGGCCAGCGGCTGGTCAACGCTCTGCGCGAAGCGCTGGAGCCAAGTGGAGCATAAGGAATGGCAAGCATCAAGGGGATAGCGGGCTGGGCGCAGCGGGAGATGGAAAACGCGCTGGCGAAGCAGGGGCGTGGGCCGAAGGTGCAGGTGACGCAGACGGCGCGTAAGCTGCGCTACATCGACCCTCAAGATGGTCGCTATTATGACGCCGCTACCGACCAGTGGGGGGCGCCGGGCGGCGGCTGGGGCGGCGAGAAGGGCGACATCGGCGGCGGCCCCTACATGACCGCCACCGAGATAGCGCAGCAGGCCGAGTATCAGCGCGGCTACTACTCTGGCGAACGGCCAAAGGTTGAGCCAACCAAGTCGGCCAGAGAGGCCGAGCGCGAGTACCTCTACGATCTCTACCGGGGGGCGATAGAACGCGGCGATCTCTCCGATGCTGGCCACTGGATGGCCAAGATCGCCGTCTTCGATGAAGAGGACAGGAAGGGCAAGTGGCTGGAGGGGGAGTGGCCGCCATACCAATTCGGCGAGATGGTGGTCGAGGCTGTGCCTGTTCCCACCGAGCATAAGGCTGGCCATTTCCCAACCAAGTGGCTCATCGAAGCCATCGACCGGGCCGAGCAGTCCACCAAGTGCATCACCTTCACCTTCGAGCGCGAGGGCATCGTGGTCATGGCCATCGAGGCCGGTGAAAAATTCGCGGTCAAGGTCAGCGATTGGTCGGCGATGGAGGCGGCTGAGGAAAACCCGTTGCTTCACGCCATCGCCGATTGTGAGCGCAAACTCGACATCTTGCAGGATTTGAAAAAGAGGGCGGGGTGAATGTCCACCAACCGGCGGCGGCGCGAACGCTATGCGTCCGACGAGGATTACCGCGAGCGGCGGCTGCGGGCGGCGCAGGAACAGCGCGAGAAGGTAATGCGGGAAAAGGAGCGGCTGCGGCGGCTGCGCGGGTGGGAGCATATCGGGACCTGTCCCGAGAACGAGGTCGTCCTTTTGTACGACCACTACATCTGGTGGCCAATCGTCGCGCATCTCGGTAAGGATGGCCAATGGCACTGCAAGAATTACGCAGGGCCTGACCCCAAGCCGACCCATTGGAGGCCGCTACCAAAGGTGCCGCTGCCGTGAGCAATATCCCCCCACTGGAAATGATCGAGAAAGTGGGGGTGGAAGCGTTCGTTGCAGCATTGCCGGACGACCAAGTCGAGCCATTTCTCCAGCAGCTACGAGCGCTCGAAGACGCCGAGAAATTCGGCAAATTTAATGCCCTGTTCCCCGACTACGGGCCGCTGGCGCGAACCGGCTATTCCAAGCATCTTGAGTTTTTCCGGGTCGGCGCGATGTACCGCGAGCGCTGCTTCATGGCGGGCAACCGGGTCGGCAAAACCGTCGCCGGAAGTTACGAGGCCACCTGCCACCTCACCGGCAACTACCCACCGTGGTGGGAAGGCCGCGTCTTTCACGGGCCGATCAAGGCGTGGGCAGCGGGCAAGACCAACGAGACCACCCGCGACATCATCCAAGTCGAATTGCTCGGCAACATCACGTTCAGTGGCCAGCGCAAACTGGTGGACGGCACCGGCCTCATCCCGTTCCACCTGCTCGGCATGGATCAAGGCCAGCTAAGCTGGAAAGCAGGCGTGGCGGACTTGGTGGACACGATCAAGGTCCGTCACAAGAGCGGCGGCGTCTCTGAGCTTGGCCTCAAGTCCTACCAGCAGGGCCGGGGCAGCTTCGAAGGCACCGCTCGCCACCTGATCTGGTTCGACGAGGAGCCGCCCCTCGATGTCTACGGCGAAGCGCTGATGCGGACGGCCACAACCAAGGGTATGATCATGCTGACGTTCACGCCATTGGAAGGCATGAGCGACGTGGTGCAAGAATTCTTGCCGAGGGAAATGCGACCCGGAGGTGGGATGTAGGAGAAAGTCCGTGCCAGACACTATCGTCTTTCGCCACCAAGAACCCGAGACGGTTCGCGTCCCCAAATTGAACAAGGTCGTGGCCTTGGCAGAAGCGGGTGGCAGTGGCGGCGGCGGTGGCGGCGGCGGCACTACGCTGGAAATAGACGGGGGTGACGCCTACAACTCGGGCGTCCCCTATATCGCCGTCGATGGTGGGAGCGCCTGATATGTCCGGTAATGCCCTGATCCGCCTGCGCCGCGATGTTGCGGCTGACTGGACCGCCTCCAACCCGATCCTTGCCCTCGCCGAACCCGGCTACGAGGATGACACCGGCAAGATCAAATATGGTGACGGCACCACCGCGTGGAACACCCTGCCATATTTCACCGGGGGCGGGACTACTACCATAGCGTGGGGCGCGATCACAGGAACGCTAAGCGCCCAAACCGATCTCCAGAACGCCCTCAACGCCAAGGCCAAGCTCAGCGGCGGCAACACCTTCACCGGCAACCAGAGCGTCACCGGCAATATCGTGGCCACCGGCACCATCACCCTTGCCGACGAAGTTTACGCAGCAGCGTGGAACGGCAAACTGGAAGCGCCGACCAAGAACGCGGTTTACGATAAAATCCAGACGCTGGCCTCGACCAGCGATCTCGCTGGCTACGCTACCGATGCCGAGTTGACGGCGGGCTTGGCCACCAAGGCCAACGTCTCCCACACCCACGTCATTGCCGACGTTACGGGTCTGCAAGGGGCCTTGGACAGCAAGGTCGATGACAGCGAGCTTGGGGCCTACGCGACGGATGCCGAGCTTGCCGCTGCCGTGGCCAACTATATCCCGCTGACCCAGAAGGGCGCGGCCAATGGCGTGGCCACGCTCGATAGTGGCAGCAAGGTGCCTGCGTCCCAGTTGCCCAGCTACGTTGATGACGTGTTGGAATTCGCCAATCTCGCGGCGTTCCCGGCAACTGGCGAAGTGGGCAAAATCTACGTCGCCCTCGACACCGGCAAGACCTACCGCTGGACCGGCTCGGCCTACACCGAGATTTCAGCCAGCAACACTGCCGCATGGGGCGCGATCACCGGGACGCTCTCCGCCCAGACCGACCTCCAGACCGCGCTGAACGGCAAGGCGCCTCTGGTTCACACCCACGTCATCGCCGACACGACCGGCCTTCAGGCCGCGCTCGACGCGAAGGTCGATGACAGTGAGATGGCCGCGATGGCCACCGATGCGGAGTTGGCCGCTGGCCTCGCGCTCAAGGCCAATCTGGCGGGTGGCAACAGTTTTACCGGCAATCAGGGCGTCACCGGCAACGTCAGCATCACCGGCATCTGCGACATCTCCGACGAGTTGACCGTCACCGCCGACATCTTCGTGCAGGACATTGAACTGAACGGCGAAAACCCGAAGATCACGTTCTACGACCTCGACATCATCCAAGGCGAAATCCAAGGCTACAACGGCAACTTCTCCGTCTTCTCCTATGGCACGCTCCAGCTTACGTCCGCTGGCGTCGGCGGGATCACCACCTCCGGCAAGCTCATCACCGAGGCCAGCGCCGCCGCCAGAGCCGGTGTCAGCATACCCCACGGCACCGCACCAACATCGCCCGTCAATGGCGATCTGTGGTCAACCACCGCTGGCTTCTACGGCAGGGTCAATGGCGCGACAGTCGGCCCGTTTGGAACAGGGAGTGGCGCGAGCGACCCGCTCAAGGTGTCCAAGACGGGCGACACGATGACTGGCGACCTGACCTTTTTCAAGGCGGGCGGCGGTGGCAGGATACACTTCACGGACAGCGTCGGGGCCACCAACGCCGACATTATTTCTAACGGCGTTGGCGACATTACCGTCTGGGCCAACGAGTTTCAGATTTTACCTTTCAGCGGGTTATCCACCAACATCTATATCGACGGTGCTGCCGAGTTTACCGGCGACATCATCGTCCCCGACGAGGTCTATGGCACCGGCTGGAACGGCAGCATGGAAGTGCCGACCAAGAACGCGCTGTGGGACAAGATCGAAACGCTGGGCGCGGGCGGCGGTGCGATGGACAGCTTCCGGGTCGAAGCCGTCGGCACCGGGGCCACGCAGAACATCACCATCCCCACTGGCTATGCCGCCAACACCGTGCTGGTGTTCGTCAACGGTGTCGCCCAGAAAGCCACCACCGATTACACCGTTTCAGGCACCACGCTGACCGGCGTGTTCGACAATCTCGCTGCCATCCTGATCGTCCCCTATGGCGGCGCTGCGGGCGTCAAAGGCGACACGGGCGACACGGGAACACCCGGCACACCCGGCACACCCGGAACCAATGGAACCAATGGCAAGACGGTTCTGAACGGGGCCGCTCCGCCAAGCGGCGGCGTCGGGGCGGACGGCGATTTTTACATAGATACGGCGGGCGATGATATTTACGGACCCAAGGCGGCGGGCGCTTGGGGAGCGCCGACTTCGCTGGTCGGCCCGCAAGGCGATCCCGGCATCCAAGGCATCCCCGGACCAGCCGGGCCAAGCGGCGTCATCGGGATGCAATTCATCATCGACGGCGCCGGAGCGCCGATCACGACCGGCATCAAGGGCGACATCCAAATCCCGTTCTCCGGCACCATCGTCGGCTGGACCCTGCTCGGCGACCAGTCCGGGTCCATCGTGGTGGACATCTGGAAGGACACCTACGCCAACTACCCGCCCCTCGTGGCGGATACCATCACCGCAGCAGCCAAGCCGACCATCAGTGGAGCGCTCAAAAATACAGCAGCTTCAGTGCCGACGTGGATCAGCACGGTCGCGGCGGATGACATCTTCAGGATCAACGTGGACAGCGTGGCCACCATGCAGCGCTGCACGCTGGTTCTCAAGGTCCAGAGGAACTAGGTGGCCTTCCTCACTCTCGTCCGCCGAGGCATCGCCGTCGATGGAGGCAGCAACGCCACCGCGTGGACACCGGCCACGATCACCTTCACCTCGCTCAACACCGTCATCGCCGCAGGCGAGAAAGTGCTGTGGATCGCGCTGGTTTCGATAGACGGCAACCCGACCGTGACCGAGACGCAGGGCTGGGCCAAGATCAATCAGGCATCGGACGCAACCAACGCCGTAACCGGGGCGATCTTCGTGCGCGAAACCACCGCCGCCTATGCCGCGTCGGCCTTCCCCGGCATCACCATCAACAGCACCGCTGGCGAGCAATACTCGCTGAATATGTACGCCTTCAAAGCAGCGGCAGGCAAAGCCATCGGGATGATCACCGCCACCTCCGCGCAAGGCAGCAGCACTAACTCCAACCCGCCATTGATCACCAATAACTCCGGTGCCAGCCAAGACATGAGCCTGATCGCATCCCGGCACGGCGATGCTGCGGTCGTGGCCACCGTCGCCCCCACCAACTATACCCCGCTGCTGTCGCAGGCAGGGGCGACGCAGGGATCGTCTACCAACAGCGCGGCCCGCCAACTAACCATGGCGGCGTCGGCCACCGAAGACCCGGCCACCTTCACGTCAGCTACGGAGCAGTGGGTTAGCTGGACGTTCGGAGCCTATGAATTCACTCCGCTGGGCAGGGCGCAAGCCCACATGATAGGATAGGCCATGTCACAGGACATCTTCCCCTCGCAAATCCAGTCTCCCGGCGGCACCACCCAGTTCCTGCGGGCAGACCAGACATGGGCCACCGTGCCTGCCGGAGCGGACGGGCTGGGGCCTGACGGCAACAAGGGCGACATCACGGTCGGCGGCACCGGCACCACCCTGCAAATCAATGCAGGCGCAGTGGCCTTGGCCGACATGGCCAACGTGGCCAGCGGCACCGTGTTCTATCGCAAGACCGCCAGTGCCGGTGTGCCTGAAGTGCAGACGCTGGCCACGCTCAAGACGGACTTGGGCTTGACCGGCACCAACTCAGGCGACCAGCCCAGCATCGTCGGCATCACGGGGACGCTGGCGCAATTCAACACGGCCATCACCGACGCCGACATTATGCCAGTCGCTGGCGGCACGTTCACGGGTGACATCATCGTCCCCGCCGAGGTCTATGGCGTGGCTTGGAATGGGAGCCTTGAGGCTCCCACCAAGGACGCCGTCTATGACAAGATCGAAGCGGTTGTGGCCACGATCCCGGCTGCGGGTGTCGCCAGCTTCAACACCCGCACGGGCGCGGTGACGCTGACCACTGCCGATGTGACCACAGCCATGCCCGCGTTCACGGGAGACGTAACTTCGGCGGCGGGCGCAACGGCCAACACCATCGCCGCCGGGGTGGTGACGCTCGCCAAGATGGCCAACATGGCCACGGCCTCGCTGATCTACCGCAAGACCGCAGGATCAGGCGTCCCCGAGGTGCAGACCTTGGCCACGCTGAAGAGCGACCTCTTGCTGACCGGCACCAACTCGGGCGACCAGCCCAGCATTGTCGGCATCACCGGTACCATCGCCCAATTCAACACCGCTTGCACCGACGCCGATTTCGCCACGGTCGCATCCTTGAGTGGTTACGCGACCACCGCATCACTGGCGAATTATCTGCTGCTCACAGGCGGGACGCTTTCGGGGGCGCTGACGGTCAACAGCACTCTCACCACCAGTGGTCTAGGAACCATCGGCAATGGCCTTTCCGTAACTGGCGGGGGCTTCAAGGCTTCTGGGCAGAACCTTGAATTTAGCCACAATGGCACGGTTGGGATCATATTAAGCTACGACCGCACTGGCAGCGCATATAAGGCGTTAAGTTTGCGCGGGCTGTCGCTCGACGTAACGCTATCCGGCACACAGATCGCAGCATTTGGCTCCACCGGCTTGTCTGTCACTGGCGACATCATCGCCAGCGGCCTGATGTATGTCGGCACCGACAAGCTGATGCTGCTGCACACGGGCGGGCAGAGTTTCGTCCGCTCGCAGGTCGGCAACTTGCAACTCGGCGCGGGCGGCGTTGATATTTGTGCGGTTGGAGCGACTGGCTTGGCCGTCACTGGCGGGATTTCCACGACCAGCAATATGACGATGGGTGTCTCTGCGCCTACCTCCGGCGCGAACCCGATCCATATCAGCATGGGGGGATCGTTCAGCGATGTTGCGGGGGATGCCGCGAGGGCCAAGCTAAAGCTGTTTAACGACGGGGCGGGCGCAGTCTATGGCCTCGGCGTATCGAGCGGACAATTCGATTACATGGCTCCAGCCGCCGCCCAGCATAAGTTTTGGGTAGGCGGGGTAAACATCGCTCATTTCAGCAATGACGGCCAACTGGGCATCATTAGCCTGCTCGACTGCAAGACGCCCAACGCTGGCACCACGGGCGGCATCCGCATCCGCAGCAATTCTGGTCACGGCTACGCCTACCTGCAAGTCACCGACGACCCGATCACCGCCCAGTTTTCCTACCTACGCTGGAACGCTGCGGGTCAGCTTCTCCATAGCGGAGCGTTCACGGCAGCGGGCGGCGTCTCGCTGAAGGCCGACGAACGCGATATGCGCGATGTGCGCCCAATCCGCAACGCGCTCGCCCTCACCAAGCGGTTGCGCGGGGTCCGCTACCGCGAGGGCAGCAAGCAGCACATCGGCATCGTTGGCCAAGAGTTGAAGGCGGTCCTGCCCGCGCTGGTCAGCGGCAGCGAGGACGAAGACGATTTCCTCGCCGTCGATTACGGCAGGCTGTGCGCGGTGCTGATCGAGGCGGTCAAGACGCTGACGAAGCGGGTCGAAGAGTTGGAGGCGCGGTGAAAAATCGCCCGCTTTCTCGCGCCCTCAGCCGGGCGATCATCATGGCCCCGCGTGCGATCCTTATCGTGGTGGTGGTGGCCATCATTGCAATTTTCATTTTTGGGTGAATGGCCATGGACCCAGAGTTTGAACGCGATGCCAAGCGAGCCATCCGCACCGGCCCGTGCATCGTCATCGGCGCGTTGATCGTGGTCATCCTGATTTTCGGATTGGCCATCGTCACATCAACCTTCTGAGGAGCGAGCCATGCCGCTGGTGAAGGGCAAGTCCAAGAGCGCGTTCAGCGAGAACGTCAAGCGGCTGGTCAAAGAGGGCTATGACCAAAAGCAGGCGGTTGCTATCGCCTACGACATCCAGCGCAAAGCGCGGAAGGCGAAAAAGAAATAATGCCCGAGATCACCAACAGCAAATATCTGGTGACGGCGGGCTGGGAAGACGCGCCCCATCTCTCGCCGGAGGCCAAGCAGGACCTGCTGGAAAGCATCCCGCCGTATCTGCGGGACGCCCGCAGCAAGGGCATCCCAAGCCTTGGCTCAGGCGCCATCTATCCCATCCCCGAAAGCGACATCGCGGTCGCCTACTTCCCGATCCCGGTGTGGTGGCCACGCTGCTATGGCCTCGACGTGGGCTGGAACCGGACGGCAGCGCTGTGGTCGGCATGGGACCCCAGCACGGGCATCCAGTACCTCTATGCCGAGCATTACCGGGGGATTGCCGAACCGGCGGTCCACGCCGAAGCGATCAAGGCCCGTGGCGACTGGATGAGCGGGGTTTGCGATCCAGCCGCGCACGGCTCGTCCCAGCGCGATGGCGAGAAGCTGTTTGACCTCTACCGCCAGCTTGGCCTCAACCTCAGCATGGCCGACAATGCGGTGGACGCGGGCCTCTACGATACGTGGGCAGCGCTCTCGACCGGCAGATTGAAGGTGATGAGCCACCTGCTCAACTTCTTCAACGAATACCGCCTCTACCGCCGCGACGAGAATGGGCGTATCGTAAAAAAGCATGACCACTTGATGGATGTTATGCGCTATCTGGTCCGCTCTGGGCGGACGGTGGCCAAGCAACCGGGTTTTGACGACATCGCGGTGCCGATGGACGGTGCCGATCCTGTAGCAGGATATTGACCATGCCAACCAGCTTCACGAACGCCGCCAATCAACTCAAGAAACAGGTGGTCCAGCAGTACCAACCGCCAGCCTTCAGCAAAGCGGGCATCGTCCCGGTGCAGCGGCCAATGGGACCGCCGCCGGGCGCCTTGATCAAGCCAGCGCCGCCTGCCTTCGACGCGGCAGGTGTCGTTCCCGTGGCCAGAGACCTCAGCGAGTTTGGTGGCGGAGCGCCCGCAGGCGCACCCGCGCCCCCGGACCCACGCGATGCCGCAATGCAGGCGCTCATAGCCCAGCGAGAGCAGACGCCTGCCCTTCCCGCTGGCCGTCAGCAGGCGGTGAAAGAGGTGCTGGCCAACCCAGCCACGCGCCAGATGGCGGCCAAGGTCGGCGGCGCGGTGATGGGCAGGCAGGCAGCGGAGCAAGCGCGGATGGTTGCCGCCCAGCGGGCGCAGATGCTTGCCGAGCAGCAGGCGGCTGGTCCGCCGCCCGACGATCAGATTGCCCGCGAGCAGCAATTGCAGCAATACGTCTCGCAAAGAGCGATGCCGATGTTCAACCAAAGGCGCCCCGGCCTGTTAGGAAGATAGACCCATGGCCACGGCTCCGATGCTGGCAGAAGAACCGCCGAGCGGTCCTACTGAAACTGAAATTCAGGACAAGCTGGGCAGTATCGTTGACCGGCTCGAAGCGCTGGCCAAGGATCAAGTCACCCGCAAAGGCCACGTCGAAACCCGCTGGCTGGCCAATATGCGGGCGTTCCACGGGCGCTACGACGAGAAGACCGAAAGCCAGTTGACCGAAAGCACCAAGAGCCGCGCCTTCGTCAAGATCACCCGCAAGAAATCCAATAGCTGGGAGGCACGGTTATCGGCGTTGCTGTTTCCCACAGACGAGGAGAACTGGGACATCACGCCAACCCCGGTGCCAACACTCCATGAAACAGCCAAAGAAGCGCTCGCCCAAGCCGAGCAAATGGTCGAACAAGCTAATCAAGCGCCTACAGAAGCGGGCGCGCAAGTTGCAGCAGCAGGCGCTCAAACTGCTCTCGACGTTGCCGGGAAGGCGCGACAAGAACTAGGCGAGGCGCAGAAGCGCGGCGAGGCCATGCGGCGCGAGATGCAGGACCAGTTAGTCGAGTGCGAGTACGCAGCGGAGTGCAGGCTGGCCATCCGCGACAGCGTTCGTCTCGGCACCGGCATCGTCAAAGGCCCGTTGGCCGGGGACAATTTGCGTGGCCACTGGATCAAGCTCGACGATGAATACGTCTACCAGCGGGAGGAAGACCCGGCGCCGATCTACAAGTGGGTGGACCCGTGGAGCTACTTCCCCGACATGAGCGCGATAAGGCCGGAAGACAGGGAGTTTGAATTCGAACGCCACCTGTGGAGCGGCAAAGACCTCAGGCGGCTGGCCAAGGAGCGCGGCTTTTCCAAGGACGCCGTGCGAGCGATCATCGAAGAGCGCACCATCGGCCAAGTGCTGAACGACAGCAGCATGAACTATCTCGTCAATTTGCGCGCCATCACCGGGGCCACCGATGTCATCCGCGACCGCTTTGTCGGCTGGGAATATCATGGCCCGCTGACCAACGAGGACGTGGCCACGGTGCTGCGTGCGCTGGACCGCGAGGAAGAGGCCATCGCCGTCGAGACGGAGAATGACCCGCTCAACGAGGTCAAGGTCATCTGCTATTTGTGCGAGGGCAAAATCCTCAAGCTGGCGCCGTGCTATCCGCTCGACAGCGGCGAAAGCCTCTACTCGCTGTTCACCTTCGAGGAGAGCGAGGGCAGCATCTTTGGCTACGGCATCCCCGAGATCATGGCCGACAGCCAGAAGTCGATGAACGGTGCGTGGCGCATGGCTCTCGATAATGCGGCCCTAAGTGTTGGGCCGCAGATTTTTATCGACCGTGACATGGTCGAGCCAGCCAACCGAAGCTGGGTGCTGACGCCGCGCAAGGTGTGGTACAAGAAGAAGGGCGCGGGCCTCGCGGGCGGGACCGTGCTGGAAACCAAGGCCATCGAAAACAACGTCGCCGAGATCATGAACCTCGTCGAAGTCTCCCGCCGCTTCATCGACGATGAGACGGCATTGCCGGTTCAGGCCGAGGGCGAGCTTACCGACAATCCTAACATCACGGCCACGGCCACAAACT